ATATCTAATTATCTCTTTATCAAGATATCCATGATTTTTAATATTGATAGAATCTGTAGCAGTTATGATTCCTGCAGAGCCAATGGTTCTTTTCTTATTTTGATATCCACTACCAGGATTAAGAACAGTTACACTAGAAACAACTCTCTTTACTTCAAATGCTCTGATGAATTGTCTTCCTATTCCAAAAGATGTTAGGTCAATAGGACTACTTCCACTAATAGCATCTGATTCAGTGTTATGAAGTTGAATTTTAAAGTTATTTACTATTGAAACATAATATGATGAGTCAGTGACCATTCCACCAACATTAGTTTGACCCCCATTATCATAAACTACTCTCTCAGCATCTCTAAATTTATGAAAAGTAGTAAATCCAATAGTATCATCTGATAAATTGACACCATTGTTACCAGCAGACTCCTCTCCACTGTTAAAAGGAAGTATATGGTTTATTGCAACCATATTTACTTCTGCTTCTGCATCAGAGGTAGGATTACCACCAGTTATAGAGACAGTTGGTGTATCAATGTAGTCATATCCTTGATCAACTACTTCTATTCTCTCAAATGAACCTTCTGTAGCAACAATTCCAGTGGCTCCTGTTCCCACACTATCATTTACTACTAATAAAGGAGGATTAACTACATCATAATTGTATCCACCTCTCTTTACTTGAAAAGATAATACATCACCATAGTAAATAGTGCTATTTTGAGACTTATAGTTTAAAACTTCAACACCATTATTAAGTATTCCAGTATGACCAGGTTCTGTTTCATAAACACCACTCTCATTATCAGGAGGAAGTATTTGTCTGACCAACTCTTGAGGTTCTAACCTCTTTTGATAGAAGTCAAAGTATATAAACTCATTATCTGTGACATCACCAGTAAAATCAACATACCTATCTGCATACAAGTCACCTTTACTACGTGCTAGTTTAACATTATTGGCATCAAGTCTTCTTGCATAGTAGATACCATCCTCTACACTGTTAAATCTACTTTCAACTGGTGCATTAACTGCTATACCATCAGCAGTTACACTCTGAACATTGGTTATACCAGCTTTATAGTATATTGCATCACCTGTATAGAACCCATGATCTGTTGTAGTAGTCAAAGGAACTGTTTCAGTGCTAACTAACCTACCAGTAAAGGTAATTTTTCTATCATAAGGGTTAGTTTCCTTATTTGCATAGTTGGGAAGTGAGTTAGAAGCAACTAAGACATCTTTTGTATCAGTCAATATATAACTATTTTGAACATTTGCTACAAAATCATTCAAATATGGGTATTTTGATGAATTTCCCTTCAAAATTTGATTTTCAAAAGTCCAAACTCTTTGTAATGAGATAACATCTGATAGTAAGACCTCAAAAGAGGTTGCAGAAGTGACTTGAGACACTGTTCCAGTAACTACAACAGGAATTGAGTCATTACTTGTTAAAGTAATCTGATGTCCTATTCTTAAATATTGCTCATCAAAGGTAAAAAGTGTGTATTTTCTCTGTTCTTCATCAATAATTTGAATTTCAGCAATTTGCCAATTGGTTTTGATGTTATAAGTGAAATTTGATGCCTTTTCAATCTTGGATTCTACTCCCAATGACTGAAGTTTGATAATATCACCAATTTCATATGAGTTATTTGGTTCTTTGAACTCAATATCCTGTAAAGCAGCACCTATTCTGACTTTTATCTGATCATCAGTGTTAATTCCAACAAAAGCAAAGGAAAAATCATCTAATCTTATATCAGTAGCACTCTTGAAAGTGTTATTGACACCTGTAATATTGTAAAATTGATTTATAGACTTACCAGTGTATGCTAAAGATACTGGATTATCATCAACATCCTTAATAATTAACTTTCCTGTCTCTGGAAAGTCCAAAGTTGAGTCTACATCAAGGATTGTTCCACCAATACTGATAGGATTTGTGATTTTAGTCTTTGGATTTACCTTGAATTCATTAAAAATAGTACCTTTTACACTAATATCTCTTGAAAAACCAGAATCAATGCTTACTTGATAGTACTGACCCTTATCATATAGAATAGGAACCACATTAGTTACAGTACCTCTTGCTCCAGTTGAGCTCTGATTAAGTGTAAGGTTGGTTAATTGTTGTGGATCACCACTAATTGTCTCAACAATAAAGTCTTTAGTGATCTTATAGTCAGCATTTGATGGACGAAATAGATATTTGTCTGGATGAACTACCTCTACATCTGCAGCATACAGTGCTTTGAAGAGTATTTCAAAGGCATTATCTGTTCCTTTAGCACTATAGAAGCTTTCATTATTGAAAATGAAGTTTCTTTGATCTACATTTGGTGCAAAAGGTCTGTCTGTAAAACCTGGTGCAAACTGTGTTTTGACTTTTTTAAAGAATTCTTGTAAAAATAGTATATTTAAGTTCTCTATTACAGCACCATCAGTGTGTGCTGCACCCACTGAGGAGGAAAATACTAGTTTGTCTGGTGTATTTGATCCAATGTGACTTGTAATGCCACTAAAACCTCTTGTACACCCCTCAAAATTGCTATCTGTCTTAGTTTCATAAAATATAATTTCATCATCTATCTTAAGTAAACCATTTTTATCAGGAAAACCTACTGTAAAATTACCTGCTGCCTGTGTTTTTATTACATCTGCTGTCTGAGATAGGTCTTCACTTAAGATAGCACTAGTTTTTAGTCCATATAATTCATCTACCTTTACATATCTGTCAAGATTCTGTATCAAATCATAAGTTCCACCAGGAACTTCTTGAGAAACATAGTAAGACTTTAAAAAATCAGGTAAAAGTGGAAAATCATCACGCACAAAACGTGGTACTTGATTCTCAACTATATCTTGAAATTTAATTTTGGTTTCTATTGTCATTACTGTGTGTTAGTATTAGTAGCCACCATATCCACCTCCACCACCTCCACCACTAGGAGCACTTGGTGTGCTAGGTGTTGATGGTGTGCTAGGTGTTGTTGCTGTTGGAACAGTTGTGGTAGTGTTTCCACTGCTTCCTACTGTAGTTGTAACACTAGATGTAGTAGTTGGTGTTGACACATTCAATGTTCCTTCTGAGGTTCCTGCAACATGAGGAGTGCCTCTCACAAGAGATCCATTAGCATAACTAGAAGTTACCTTATAACTTGATCCTGATGTGTTTGTTCCAGAGGATATTTCATCAGGAATCATAGTTACAGTGCTGTTACTAGTATCTAGTTGCAAATAAAGATCCTGTAATCCAATAACATCATTAGAAAAAGGGCATGTTGATATCTGTATTAGAGGAACTTCTGCACCAGGCACCCCTCTAGTCAATTTTGTAGAGATAATATTGATGGGATTCAACTTAATCTCTCCATGTATGTAGTCTATTATACCAATACCTCTTTTTACCACTACAGGTTGAGTGGGAGCAGCTAGTTTAAACAAGAAAACTGTTCCTGTTTTCATGTCTGCATTAGGAAGATCACCAAAATAGACACAATCACTGATACCACTTACAAAGAAACCTGATGATTTGATGTTATAACCATTAGTATTCTTTATATGAAACTGATTTCCAAAGCAAATTTCATATTCTCCAAAAGTATTTAAGCTAGGTTCCATATCCCTTCTCATAAACACAGTTGTTATGTTAGAAGTAATGGCACTTTCACTATTATCAACCACTCCTAAGTACTTACTATACTTAAATCTTGCTCCAAATTTGTTTAATTGAGAAGAATCAGAGTATTTTACAAGATTATCTAAGACTACATTCTTTATTCCTTCTGGAGATGCTGCTCTACTTGTATCATAATATACAGTTGACTCAGTTTCTACATACAAATACTTCAAATCTAGTATTTCTGTGATAATTCCTGCACAAGAATACTTACGTAACTCCCTGTTAATGTTTTCTTTGACTGCTCTGGATAAAAATACACCATTATAAGGTTTAACACTGATGAAAACTTTACCATAAGCAGGTGGAACTAACTCTTCTCCACCATATGCAGACACAGATTCTGCTTCTGCATAGATTCTAGGAACTAAAGCTTCAAAATCTGCTGCTGTAACTGCTCTATTTTGTGATGCATAGATCTGTGGAGCATACTTTTTGATGGATTCTATGCTTTCTATGGCACTTCCACCTGAAGATGGACTATTTGTGAACACTAATGACACACCACTGGTCACAGATTGACCATCATTACCCACTAATCTACCAGAATAACTGAAATTACTGAGTCCATTTGCATCTGCACCATTGGAAACCACATAACTTACCTCTACAAAGTTAGGTTCTTCAATTTTTTTACCAAAAACACCATCCCCAAACATTATTTCATATCTTTCATTCTCTATTTCTTGTAAAAAGAACAACATTGTAGATGAATCTACACCAAAAAGACTAGAAAATCTTGAATATTTGTCTTTTACACTAGAAGCTTCATTATCTTTTACTATAACTCTGATTAAATCTGCATCAATTCCTGCATTTGGAAGAATATATCTCTGATTTGGGTTTCTAGAACTTGCTGTAAAGGTCTGAGTTATGAAAGTTCCCTCATAAACCTTAATATTTGTAAAAAATGCTACACCAGTTGATGTTACAGGTACAGTTATATCCTCAGGAATACAAAAAGTATAACTATTTCCACCAAATTGATCTGCTGTGGTTAGTACAATACCTGCTTTAAGGGTTAATGTCACTGCAGTTGTGTTTGAAGCATTCACACTGAAGGATACATCTGCTACTGCTGCCTTTCTAGATCTAGGTACATAACCAATATTGCGTGCTAAAGATACCACATTCTCTCTCAGAGTGGCACTATCAATGAAAACCTCATTGGTTATCATATTAGCATTATATGAAGAGATATATGTGTTATATGCTAGGGTGTCTATGATTGCAGATAGATTAGATCCTTCAAAGTCATAATCAGTAAAGTTGGAGTTAGCTCTCAAGTAGTCCTTAATGGACTCTTTGATCTGATCAAAGTCTACGTTGCTAAAGTTAACTAAAGGCATTTATCTTGTGGGTTCTAATGCAAAGGTGAGTTCTTGTTCTGGCACATCTATACCAATAATAAAATACTGTAGAGTCACATGCATGGCATTACCTTCAAAATCAGGTTCAACTAATATTTCATTAATCTCTACTCTAGGTTCATAGTTTTCAATGGTAGTTCTTATTTCAGAACGAATGGCAGATGCAGTTAACTTATCCATATTCTCAAACAAAAGACGAGAGACCCCTGTACCAAGAACTGGTTGAAAAGGTCTCTCTCCCTGTATAGTTAATACTAGATTGCGAACTGAACGTGCTATTGCAGATTCATTCTTTAGCGCTATGAGATCATTACTAAGTGGACTAGTTTGAAAACTAGCACTTAAGTCTTTAAATCCCTTACTAAGTCTCTGTACAGGCACGCATTTACTATAATCTAGGTTTATTTATTACAGTAAATTTGTATTATGACTTATCATCATAAATTTCATCTTCTTCAGTCTCTTCAGACTCAAATAAGTCATTATGTTTAGACTCAGTTTTCACCTTTGGCACCAACTTATCATTGGTTATTTCTCTTAAAAATTCAGTCATCGTATACTAAACATTCTGGTTCATCAGGATGCATCTCACAGAACAGTTCTAGAACATTAGGATCATGGTGATCACCTGCTTCTATCTCTTCATGATGGTGGTCTACATAGACCTCTAAATCATGGAGTTCCTCCAATGTGTGTCTTCTCATTGGTTCTGATAGTTTAGGGTCAGCAAGGATCTCTTTATCCTTTTGGATGTGTTCCTCTATGCTTTTCATTTTTCCCCTCCTTCGTGATACATTACTATTTACTTTATTTTATCTCTCATTGCTATGATTATCAGGCATATTATCAGAACTATCAAATATGCCCACACTATCATGGATATCATAGTTTATAGAGAAACGAGGTTTTTCGCGGATTTTTCACCTTCCCTGACCTCTGTATCTCTTCCTTGCTTTGTTTCTAGTACTGGCAGCATACTTGGAATGCTTACCTCTGCCCTGTCTGGACTTCTTTGGTCTTGTTTCTAATTTGTTCATCTGTGTGGATTATAATAAGTGAGATATACTAAGACTATGAAAAGTATTAGTAGGATTGCAAAGAAGGTGATAACCATTATATCACCCTAGTCTTCTCATGCCCTACTCTGATCCTTGGGTCACACCAGATATCAAATCCAGCTTCAATAGCATCTAAGCAGAAACTTACATCTTCCCCACACATATCTTGGACTGCTCCTGACTCAAACTCTTGCATCTTTGGTGCAAACCATGGATACTTCATCTCTGGGTGTTCAAACACACCTTTCTTGATGAGCACCCATCCAAAACCTGTGTAGTCAACTGTAAAGGGTTTCTTTCTCTTAGAGATGCCCTCTACCATTTCATGGTTCATGACCCCACCATTACTTCTGAAGTCATCTTCTTCTAACCAGTGTGCAACAGAGGTAGTTCTACCATCTTCAGTAGCATACCAACCAGCACTGATAGGTCTTTCCTTTTCAGTATCTACAATCTGCTTAAGACCTGTAAGTTTAGTCTTAGGTTTTCCATCTTCTCCTAGTACTACTTCTCCCTTCTCATCCTTGACATCTTCATAGATGGGTTCTGTAGTCACTGCTTCTGCAGGGAGAGCCATGTCAAGTAATTGCCAGAACTTCTCAGTGTTAAAGACAATATCAGAGTCAATCCATAACTGATAGTCATATGGGAGTTTGCCATCCCAAGGCACTTGGTCAGGACCTCTGAGTACATTTGCACCTAAACACTTACATCTTGCAAAGTTTACCATAGAGGAGTAGTCTTGTGATATCTGAATACTCATCTGGTTCTGCACCATGTCAAAGCACAACTGCACAAAGTTCTTTAGGAATGTAAAGGAGACACCTCTACCAGGCATGCAGAAGACTATTCTCTTTCCCTTCCATCTTGCTTTGATATCTTCATAGTCCCACTCTACCTTTTCCTTTTTGCTCTTTTTAGGTTTAGATGCCTTTACAGTAAATCCTTTAGCCATTAAATACTAACTCCATTTCACTCTTTATTATACTCCCATATTTAGAGAGTGTCAATATGACCTCTCCACACTTTGTGGGGGGTTTTCACTCATCTCATCTGGGGAGACCACTGAGAGTAATATGGCACCCAAAAGCACAAATACAAAGAACCTCAGAATCTTAAAGGGAAAAAGTAATGGGGACATGAAAAATACCTCAGAAATTTTTTTGTATACCTCAGAAATTTTTTTTGAAATAATATATTGACCTCTCTCTTTGTCACCTCTGTAGGTTAGGGTAGTTAGGCATTTTCGCATCAGGGCATCACAAACCCCACAAAATAACAACAATCAAACAACAACTGTCAAATTCACAATAACATTTAGGGGGTGCAATTACC